ACGCCGCCGCAACCCGCTGACCAGAAAGCAGAAAACTGGAAGGTAAGGAACACGTGGTTTGGCGATGACGAGGAAATGACCGCCCTCGCACTCGGCCTGCATGAGAAATTGGTCCGGTCTGGTGTTGATCCGCGAAGTGACGATTACTATCGGCGAATTGACGAGACTATGAGGAAGCGATTCCCCGAAACTTTCGAGGAAGAGCAGTCGCAAACGAGAGAAGCTGAAAAGCCATCTCGCACAAAGCCAGCCAATGTAGTGGCTCCAGTAACGCGGGGAACCGCGCCGCGTCAGGTCCGCCTGACATCGTCTCAAGTTGCGCTTGCTAAGAAACTTGGCATCAGCAATGAACAGTACGCACGTGAAATCATGAAATTGGAGAACAACAATGGTTGAGAACAGACTCACTCGTGAACTCGAAAACCGAGAATCCGCACAGCGCAAGACCTCTTGGACCCCACCACAAGTGCTTCCTTCACCCAAGGAACAGCCGGGTTGGGTATTCAGGTGGATCCGGACCAGTTTGATGGGTACCGCAGACCCAACGAATACGTCCTCCAAGTTCCGTGAAGGTTGGGAGCCCTGCAAGGCCGAAGACCACCCGGAGCTGATGCTACAGGTCGATCCGAACTCCCGCTTTAAGGGAAATGTCGAGATCGGCGGGCTGTTGTTGTGTAAGGCCCCTGAAGAGATGATGAAGCAGCGAGATAATTTTTATCTTAAGCAGGCTACAGCTCAGATGGACGCCGTGGACAACAACTTTATGCGCCAGAACGATGCCCGTATGCCGCTCTTTAACGAGAAGCGTACGACCACTTCGTTTGGGCGTGGCAATAAATAAATTCATCTTTTAGGAGTATCAAATGGCTTACCCCACTGTTGATGCCCCTTACGGACTTAAGCCAGTCAACTTGGTTGGCGGCCTTCCGTTTGCGGGTGCTACTCGACAGATCGCGATTGGGAACAACTACGGCACTGCCATGTATAACGGCGATGTCGTGCAGTTGAACTCGTCGGGAAATGTCATCATCACGACCCTTCAGAACCAGTCGAGCAACTCGGTTGCTGGTGTGATTGGCGTGTTTCTTGGCTGTGCTTACACGAACCCGTCCACGAAGCAGAAGCTCTTTGCGCAGTACTACCCCGGTAGTATCGCCGCTGATGACATCGTAGCGTATGTTTCGGATGACCCGAACGCGCTATACCGTGTTGTCAACGTGACTAGCAACGTGGCGGATAGTTCACGGGCGGACTTCTCCCGGCTTACCTTAGCCGTGCGAACTCGTTCGGTGTTAACGCTGAGCTTGTCCTCAATACGGGCTCAACTACGACTGGCAACAGCCGTATGGGTGTCTTTATCAACAACGTGACGACTTCACTGCCGCTTCGCGTAATTGATATTGTTACCGAGTCGACCAACACCAGCGGCAACTTTGTCGAATTCATCGTGAAGTTTAACGCGTCTTACCATGCGTACAACAACACGGTCGGAACCTAACAGGGAGTTCTAAGAAATGGCTATTTCACGCGCACAACTTCTTAAGGAGCTGCTGCCCGGCCTGAACGCCCTGTTCGGTCTGGAGTACAAGCAGTATGGCGAAGAGCACAAGGAGATCTACGAAACTGAGACCTCCGACCGTTCTTTTGAAGAAGAGACGAAGCTGAGCGGATTCTCCGCTGCCCCGGTCAAGCCCGAGGGTCAGGCCATTGCGTACGATAATGCGCAGGAAGCTTGGACGGCTCGTTATAACCACGAGACGATTGCTCTCGGTTTCTCCATCACGGAAGAAGCTGTTGAGGACAATCTGTACGACTCGCTCAGCAAGCGCTACACCAAGGGTCTTGCCCGCGCTATGGCGTACACGAAGCAGGTCAAGGCTGCTCGGTCTTGAACAGCGCTTTCGCTGCCGGTGTGACCGGTGGTGACGGCGTGTCGCTCTGCAACGCGAACCATCCGCTCGTTTCGGGCGGCGTCAACAGCAACCGTCTGACCGCTTCGGACCTCAACGAGACTTCTCTTGAGGCTGCAGTGATTCAGATCGCGGGTTGGACTGACGAACGTGGTCTGCTCATTGCTGCGAAGCCCCGTAAGCTCATCGTGCCCCCGCCGTTGATGTTCGTCGCCAAGCGTCTTCTTGACACGGAACTCCGTGTTTCGACCGCTGACAACGACATCAACGCCCTCAAGGCGATGGGTTCGATTCCGGAAGGCTATACGGTCAACCACTACTTGACCGACACGAACGGCTGGTTCCTCCGAACCGATGTTCCGAATGGCCTGAAGCACTTCGTCCGTTCGCCGTTGGCGAATTCCATGGATGGAGACTTCGATACGGGGAACGTCCGTTACAAGAGCCGCGAGCGTTACAGCTTCGGCTGGAGTGACCCGCTCGGCATCTTCGGTTCGCCGGGTTCATCCTGATAAATCAGTAACTTACGCTGATTGGGAGGGGGGCTTCGGCCCCCCTTCTTTTTGTCTTTTTGTATCTTGTTGACACCATTTGATTGGGCGTATACAGAGTCATCGGGAAAAATCCGCTTATCAGACAGCCCCGACTGACGACATGCAGACTGATAAGCACCGTTATTACTCGCATGTGAGGAGATATATACATGGCTAATACCACGTTCACGGGACCGGTTCGGTCTCAAAATGGCTTCGAGTCGATCACGATCAACAGCACGTCTGGTGCGGTTACCATAGACGCCGCCTTTGGCGCAACCACCAGCGTAACTAACCTGACAACCACCAATCTGGTTTTTACGGATCAGAACCACCCTACGACCGCAGCAATCAACGCTACGGCCACAGCCACTGCTGCTGAAGTTGCAACTGGCTACATCACCTCTACTTCAGCCGCCGCTACGGTTATTACCTTGCCCACCGGCACGTTGCTCGGTGCTGCTATCGGTGCTGTCAAAGGCACGGTTATGGACTTGTATGTTGATAACACTGGCGGCGCAAGCACAGTGACGATAGCTGTTGCAGTTAACGGTGTTCTGTCTACCGCCGCAGTGGACACAGCTGGCAGCTTTGGTGACTTGACTGTTGCCGCTGGTGCTACTGGCCTTGCTCGTTTCACCATCATGTTCTCAAGTGCGACAGCCTACGTGTTTACGCGCACTGCCTAATAGGAGCCCCACATGGCTATGCAAACAGACGTTTCAGCCAGTGCGGTACGGACAACGGACGGGCTTCTCGCTGATCAAGCGAGCAATACTCTTGGCCGTAACCGCGTCAAGGCTGTGTATATCGTTCCCGACACCGTTGCAGGCAGCGTGGTGTTCAGGGACGGCGGGGCTTCGGGTACGGTTAGGATGACGATCAACACGCTTGCTTCGTCTACGTCGCCGGACTACATTCCGCTCCCCGAACAGGGCGTGCTCTTCCAGACCAACATCTACGTTGATCTAACTAGCGTGGTCTCAGTGATGGTGTTCTATGGCTAAGTCTCCTGCGTGGCAGCGTAAGGAAGGCAAGAACCCGGCTGGCGGCTTGAATGCCAAAGGCCGGGCTTCTTACAACAAGGCCAACCCCGGCAAGCCGGGTCTTAAGCGTCCTCAGCCTGAAGGCGGCTCTCGTAAGAAATCGTTCTGTGCCCGTATGACGGGTATGAAGAATAAGCTTACGAGTGCTAAGACAGCGAACGACCCGAACAGCCGGATCAATAAGTCACTTAGGGCTTGGGACTGCTGAGATGGACATCTTTATCTGGAACATAGCCCTGACTGCCGTTCTTGCTTTTATTGGGTACGTGATGAAAGAGAAGTCCGACGAGATCCAACGTGTCGGAATCCTGCTAAACAAGACCCGCGAAGAAGTTGCGCGAGAGCACATAACGCGGGGTGAAGTCCGTGCTGACTCGCAAATGCTCTTGGACCGGCTAGACCGGCTTGAGCAGAAGATTGACCGACTGGTGGAACAGCACCGCGCTTGATTAACTAACAAGGCCGACAAAGGCCATAAATTCAGGAGTAAATTAAAATGGCGAACATGAACATGAAGATGAAAATGAAGATGAAGAAAGGCATGAAGCCGGGTACGGCTGACCTCGCTGGTCGCGCAATGCCGATGCGTGGCAACATGGCCGACAAGATGGGTCGTGCTATGGGCATGAATATGGGCGGTATGGCCTATTCTAAGGGCGGTTCTGCTTCGAGCCGTGCTGATGGCGTTGCTCGCAAGGGCAAGACCAAGGGCAAGATGGTCTGATGGCAAGCGCAAAAAAGTCCCTCAACCCGATGGACGACCTGACTTCACGACAGAATCTTCCGTCCAAAGAGGGCGCGAAGGAGGTTGCGGCTCAGCGTCGTGCTGAAGAGGCCGCCGCTGCTGAGCGCCGTCGTAAGGCTGCGGCTCGTGGTGCTGCTTCGTCTGATGCGAAATTTAAACGGGCCGCTGAGGATGAGGAGCAGGCAATGAAAGATAAACAGTCGAAAGGCGCTTATGAGCGTACGAAGGTTGAACCGTTTCGTAAAGGTGGTATGCCTGACTTGACCGGCGACGGTAAAGTAACCCGCGCTGACGTTCTTAAGGGGCGTGGCGTGTTCAAGCATGGCGGCAAAGTTAAGAAGATGGCTGAAGGTGGAGCTTCAACGGACAAGCCAGAGCGCAAATCTAGCGGGTTTAAAGACTTGTTAGGCACTCTTTCACCTCTTTACGGAATGATGTCCGGTAAGGGCCTTTTTGGTAAAAATGATATTGGGTTACTTCCTGCTTTAGCTCGTCGTGCTCGTAAGAAGCGTGCTGATGGCAGTGAAATGACGGATGCTGAGGAAACCGTTGATGCTGCAAGTAGT